GATCCGGCCCCCTTTGGTCATAAGCCGGGTCTGAAGCACCTGCGTGTACCATTTCCAGAGATCCTCACGGATCGTTGGGCTGTCGGCCTCCTTGCGGTCTTTCGTGGGGTCATCGAGCAGGATCACATCAGCACCGCGGCCCGTCGCTCCAGAGCCGCGCCCAAGGAAAAACAAGATCCCACCCTGTTCCGTCTCCAGCCTCTCCTGCGATGCTGAACCCACCTTCAGGCGCGTGCGGGGAAACACCTGCTTGTAGAGCGGGCTCTCGATCAGGTCGCGCACGGCGCGCCCGTGGTCCCAAGCGAATTTCTCGCCGTAGGTCGCGACGATGATCGACTTCTCAGGATGACGCCCGACGTACCAAGCCGGAAAAAGATGGCTCGAAAGCTTGGTTTTGCCGTGTCGGGGCGGCATCGACACTTGCAGGCGTGAATAAACCCCCTTTTCGACCTCTTCCAGCGCAGCGCCGAGCACCCGATGGTGCTTGGCGGGCCGATAGAGGCTCGCCGTCACGTCGTCGGGCGTGTCGGGCACCGGCGTCATGTACTGAGCGAACGAAATCAGGTCGTCGCGAGCCGAAAGGATCGCTTTTTTGCGTCTCAGGAGCGATTTTAAGTCGTTTTGGTCGGTCATTTCGACTTGGTGAGGGTGATCGAGCTTGTGGAAGCGTTCTCCAGCGCCTGAACGCGGCTCTGGAGGTCGGTTATCGAGCTTTCAGCCGCTGCGAGACGCGTTTGGAGGTCGGCGACATCCGATCCGCCGCCTTCGACGACGAGCAAACGCTGCTGCAAGTCCCAGATCTGCCCTTTCAGGTCGAATTCGTTCGCTCCTTCGGCCAAAAGGTGCGGGCAAAACAGGTAAAGTTCGTCGCGAACGCCCCAGAACGGCCCGGAGACATTCGTCACCGTCGCGACGACGGGGTCGACGTTGGTGTCGAAAGTTATGTCGACATCGCCCTGCCCGGTGCGCCACACTTTGCCCACCGAAGCGAGCGACACTTCGGCGTAGCGCGTGTCGGTGTAACGGGCGTCGAAACCGGGCACGGGAAAAGACACGCTCATGCCCGCGCCGACGTTCGCCAAGAGCACGTAGCGCCAGCCATATGACTGCGCCGACTTGTCGCCGACCGTCGTCGTGTCCATCGAACTTCTCCTTCAGCCTGCCCGCACAGGCGCGGACTTGACCCGGATGCCTTTCGGCGCGGGAGCCTTCGCACGGGGAGCGGGCGCGCCTCCCACGCCTACCGGCGCAGGCCGCGGTCCCGGAGGCGGCGGTCGGCCCATGCCCGGAGGCGGACCTCCCATCGGTGGGAGGCCCGGAGGAAGCCCGCCCGGCGCGCCGCCCATCGGAGGGCCGCCCCCTCCGGCGATGGGAGGCATCGCCGGAGGTCCGCCCCCGCCCATCGGCGGCATACCCCCCGGAGGGCCGCCGGGGCCGGGATGCATCGACAGGCTCGCCACCTGCCCATGTCTTTGCGAAAGGGCCGCGAGAAGCCCTCCCAAGCCGCCGCCCGGGGGCGGCGCGCCGCCGCCGCCAAGAGGCGGGGGCGCTGGAGGAGGAGGACCGCCGGGGCGGCCACCGCCGGGAATGAACGCCATTGTTGAACCTCCTAGAAGCGGTATCCCGTCAGAAGCAGGATGACCAAAACGATCAGGATGACGCCGACAATGCCGACGCCGTTGTGGCCGAAGCCATAGCCGTAGTAGTCGGGGCGGCCCACCCAAGGGCCGCCCACTCCACCGAGCAGGACGATGATCAGGACGATGACTAAGATCCACCCGATGGACATTTTGCGTGTGCTTTCTTAGCGGCGCTTGGGCTGCGCGGTCGGCGGCTGCGGCGGTCGCGGCAGGCCCTGATCAGGATGCAGCGGCGGCTTGGTCTTCACCACCCAAGCCTGCGTCGCGGGGTTCCAGATCGCGACCACGACTTCGTTGATGATCTCGTCGGGCGGGGGCGGGATCTCTTGGCCCGAAGGCGGCACCCACGGCTGCGCAGGCACGCCCGGCTCGGTCGGAGGCAACCCGCCATCGGGAGAACCCTCTTCGAGGCCCCAATCGGGATCGACCGGGCGTCCGCCCCAAGAACCCGGAGGACGGTTGCCGGGATGCTCGCCGCCGCCCCAACCGAAGCCGGGATCAATCGGGCGACCGGGACCGGAGCCCGGAGGACGGTTGCCGACGTGCGGCGGGCGGCTGGGAAGCCCGTGATCCGGGTGCCCCGGATGATAAATGGGCGGCGACACTTCGGGACCGCCGGGCAAGCCGGGAATTCCCGGGGGCGGATCGGAGAGAGCCCAGACCAGACACAAGAAAGGTGCGTTCGCCATAAGATTTCTTCTCCTTGGGTTTTGCAGGCACGGAAGCGCCTGCCAGACACGCTCTACGCTACTTTCGTGACGCTAGGCGAAACCAGTGCGAGTTCCTTTGTTGTCGATGGTCATCGCCATATGACGAGGCGCGCCCTGCGTCAGGCCCAGATGAACCCATGTGTCGTACTCGTGGATCAACTGGTCGACGCCCAGCGCTTTCATGTGCGGCTCCAGCTTCTTGCAGATCGCTTTCGGCGTCCCGAAGCCGGGGCATGAGAAGTCGACCGCGAGGCCGCTCATGTGCGCGCTCGACTTGCTGCCTCCGACAGCCGCGTTCACCTGCGGGCTGCGATAACCGGAAGAGATCAGGATCGGCCTGTCGCCGAGAAGAGCGCGCACTTTCTCCATCGTCTCGGCGGTTCGCATTAGGTTCGCGCGTTCTGGAGAGCCGAGCGCAGGCACGTTGTTGAGCCCTTTGCGCGCCGCCGTCTGGCTGTCGGTGAACTCCTCCAGAGCGAAATGTTCAGTGAGTTGGGCCACGTCAGGTGTCCTTCTTGCGCCCAAGCCAGTGAGCGATGATCGCGCCGAAAGCCAAGACCAATCCGCCGATCACCGCCGAAGTGATCTCATCGGTCGGCACAGTGAAGAACAACACGAACACCGTCATGCCGATGAAGGCGAGCACGATCATCAGCGAGATCGTCAGGACGCCGCCGGTCGGGTCCATCCGGCTGGCGACGAACACCATCGCGGTCGAGAACACGACAACGAAGACGATGGTGACTGCGCCCGGATAATCGAAGAGCTTGGGCGTTGGCGGCGGGAGCACGAGAGTGCTGGGAGAGTTCATCGGGGCCTCTGCGCAGGCCGCGTGAACGCAGGCTTCGCCTGTGTTGGATGCTGGGCGGGCGCAGGCGTGTTGCCCTCTTCAAGCCACGCGAGATAGTCCTGACAATCGAGATTGTCGGGGTCCATCGGAATGAACGCGCCGTCCTCGTCACGCTGGATCGCGGTCTGACTGACTTGATTGTTCAAAGTGTCCCAAACTAGCGTGTAGGTCACGGTCAAAGCTCCGCGCTAAATGTGAGAGAAGCACCGTAGGTCGCAGCGCCAGCCGCCGTCACTAAAGCCGTAATATAAAAAGTGGAACCAGACTGTGGAAGGACAGTAGCGCCAGAGCAATTGCTGTAACTGCCGACTGAAATCGTTGCAGTTGGCACCGCTCTCATCGCTGTAAGCAGTGTAAAAGGATTCCAAAAATTGTTGCCCGCCGCAGACGCGTAAGTAACAGACCCAAGCACAGGATTTATCACCTGATAATACCGCTGGCAATCAGCCAAACTCTTCGCCAGCGACTGGCGATTGTAGGGCGTAGCGACGTTACCGATCTCCAACTTGACGCCAGTGAACTGCATCAGCGCGCCGTTAGTGGTGACGATGCTCGCCGCGCCGCTCACGCCGTTCGCATTGATGTTCTGCCACGACCCAGCCGCGCCGCGCACGCTCGCGCCGCTGCCCAGATCGAAGGTGACGTACATCGACCCGGCGTTGCCCGACATCGCCCATGTCCCGCCCGTGTCGCCGGGGATAGTGATGGCGAATTTCTGCCAAGTGGACGCAGCGGCGATGTTGAAGCTGAAGGGATAGCAGCGGTTAACGGGAGGGCCGTAATTACTGATCGCGCCGGAATAAGCCCCGGCGACGCTGGCCATGACCCAGAACGACAGCGTGATCGGCTGTGCGTTGGGCGTGCCGAACGCGAAGTCGCTGATCATGTCGGCTTCGATGGGATGGAAGAAGCAGAAGCTGTCAGTAGCCGCTGGCGCATAAGCCGACAGCGAAGTAGCCTGAAGCACGCGCGGGAAGCCATTAGCAGCCATCGCGACGCTGGCGACAGCGCTCCAACTAAGCTTGCCCGGTTGGTTCATGCCGAGCTTCCAGCGGTCGATTGTTATCCCGGCTACCGTTCCACTGCTCCCCCCGTATTGGTTGACCCTCATGTCGCCGTTGATGATGCGATTGTCGCCCAACCGTCCGCCATCGACATATTGCTTGGTCGCCGCGCCAAGCGCAGGCACGGGGTCCGCCGCGAGCGTGAGCGGGCCGAGCATCGTTCCTCCCGCAAGAGGAAGATAAGCGACGCTCAGACCGCTTCCGGCCCATTTCGTCCCGTCCCACGTCCATGTGACGCCCGAGGCGGTGAAGTTCTGGCCTACTGAGGGGTTGGAGGGAAAGTCGATCATCGGCCCGCCTCCAAGGCTTCAATTCGCTCCATCGCTTCTTGCAGCGCTTTGGTCAGCGTGGCGATCACGGTCCACGGATTGGGCGATTGGATCAGGTTCTCTTGGTCTTTGACGCCGGTCGCGGCGCTGGGGATCAGCGTTTCTTGCAGTTCATGGGCGAGAAAGCCCCAATACTCCTCGTCGCTGCCGAGGACCAACGGCTCCGCATCGAAGCTGAAATCCTTGTAAGTGAAGCTGATCGGCTTGAGCGCCTTCACCGTCTCCCACGTCGAGCCAAGCGGAATTACGTCCTTCTTGGCGCGGTAATCCGAAGTAGGAGTGAGGTTGCCTGCGTTGACCGAGCCGATCCATACTTGCAGAGCGGTAGTGTTCCAATAGAAATTATTAAGCTGTCCGGTCGGCCCTCCGGGCCCTTGTCGTCCTGTGTATCCATTGGCGGTGACGTTCCCAGCGATAGATGTCACCCCAGTGACGGATACCGTCATTCCCGCTAGGTTGAAGGTTCCAGCACTGTCAATGGAGCAGCTAGTACTCGGCGACGAGGCGAGATTATTAAAGCCAACTTGACCAGCGGTGTTCCAGAAAAAATTCCCAACGGCGACGCCTACATTATTCTGACACCAAAAAACAGAGTTGCTTCCCGCAGCCCGCGCAAAAACGTTGCCGTTATTGGAGACGAGGTTGCCGGAAGAATTTATATTCCCAGTTACGGTGAGAGCGCCGGTGATGGTTCCGCCTGTGAGCGGGAGCAGCGACGCGTCGACCGGATGGACGTGGTCGGCGCGGGCGTAATTGGTCGATGTGCCGACAGCGACGGGGCCGTTCATCAGCGGGTTGGTGATCGCCGGGATCGCGGTGGCGCTTTGATTGACCGCGATCACCCACTGCGAAGAATTGGCGTCTTGGAACCACACATAAAGTTGCCCGCCGACGCTGTCCCACCATAGCGCGCCCGGGTCTGGCGACGTCGGGGGAGCGTCGCCGACAGACACCGCGCCCCCTGACTTGGCCCAGTTGCCGGGGGTGAAGCCTCCTGCTCCGCTGGGGGCGATGGCGCGATAGAGAACCCCCTGATAGACCACGAAGTCGCCGACGACGTAGTTCGCCGTGGTCGAGAACAATCGCACCGCGAGAAGTTTTTGCGCCGTCTGCGAGGCGTCGATGTAGCCTAGCTGGCTGTCGGCGAAATTGACC